CCCTGAACATGCACAAGTCGCAGTTCGAGGGTCGCAAGGTCGGCGTTGATCCGTTCGCCGCGCTGAAGCTCGCGACCCTGCGCGGGGCGGAGATCGGTGAGCAGTATGCCGAGGTCCTGTTCGTGCTTCGGGAGGTCGTCAGGCCATGAAGATACTGTTCGACCCCTGCCTTACCGCCGACCCGGCCAAGTGCTCGACCACGATCCAGTTCTGGGAGTTCGTCAACCGGACGCTGAACGTCGAGAAGCGCAAGGACGTGTTCTTCTACTGGATCGTCCCGACCTCGGTCGAGGATGAGCAGATGGGGTTCTACCCGAAGCATCCGAACATCAAGTACATCAGGATGCCTCGGGCCAAGGACCGCATCCGCGACTACATCACGATGACGCCCGAGTTCGAGGAGGCGATTGCCTTTAACGGCACGTACTGGGACTTCGACGTGCTGCTGACCGTGCGCACGGGTCTCGTGCCTCTCATGCGCGTCATCCTGAACAGCCCCCGCAACCGCAAGGCATGGTGGATGAAGCAGGTGTGGGTGATCGAGGACATGCCCATGATGTCCTTCAAGACCACCGTGCCGACCATGCTGGCCAACGGGGTGCACGACCGGATGACGATCGAGGGCCTCCTCGCCGCCGACCGGGCCTACGTCTGCAGCTACCATGAGAAGCCGGAGATCATCCGCACGGCTCGCCAGTATTTCTCACCGTCGATCGTGCGCGAGCTCGACGCCAAGCTGGAGAACGTGGTTACGGCGCAGTTCGAGAAGTACAACCTCAAGACCCCGGACCAGTTCTACAAGCCTGGCGGAGATCAGCCTTTCGGCCTGGCCTACATTGGCCGGATGGAGAAGGCGAACAACATCGTGGACATCCACGACCTCATGGTGAAGACGTGGATCACCAGGGGCGATCGCGTGAAGCTGGTCGTATGCACGGTGTCCAAGGTCGTGCCGGTGTTCGACAGCGAGCTGGTCGATATTCGTCAGCCGAACCGCGAGGAGTTCTGGCGGATAGTTCAGGAGGAGATGCACGCCTTCATCAAGATGCCTGCGGGTGGAGGCTTCTCGCTATCGCTGATCGAGCCGATCATGCTCGGCACGCCGGTTCTCACGACNCGCACCCCGGCCTATGAGAGCCTGCTGGGGAAGGACTACCCGCTATTTGCGGAAGGCCCGAGCCAGATGCCTGGCCTCGTGAAGGCGCTCTACGACGACTACGCCTACCACTATGAGCGTTTCGCCAAGTGGCAGCAGGAGTGGTTCAAGCCGACCTACCAGAAGNGGATGAAAGAGGACCTGCTGTTCGACAAGCTCAGCAGGGACATCGACGCCTTCCAGACCATGATCTGGGAGCGNAAGGACGAGCTCGCCAGCCTGGGCGAGAACAAGATCGTCTGCCGTCTTGCAGAATTGCTTGGCACCAAGCCCAAGGGGGCAGACAAGACGATCGAGACGGTGTTCGAGGGTCTCCGCTACATGGGGGAGCAGGGGGAGGTCGATATGCTCGACAAGAAGATCGAGCCGGGCGACCGCCTCGAACGCGCCATCACCTTCTCGACGCCGTGGAACCCGTATCGGCTCGGTCTGATCCTGTTCCACGGTTTTGAGGATGCCTCACCAGANCCTGGACATCTCAGGAGAAAGCAATGATCGCCAGCGGACAGATTTTGCGTCAGCTCAAGCCTGTGTCGCCGTTTTGTGAGCGGACTAAGTTCAATGGGATGACCTACGGGGTCGGACCCGCTGGCTACGATGTGAGGATCGATCAGGACTTGACCCTAGACCCAGGAGAATTTGCTCTAGCCTCCACTCTGGAGCTGTTCGACATGCCCAACATGCTGCTGGGCATTGTGCACGACAAGAGCACCTGGGCTCGCCTCGGTCTCGCCGTCCAAAACACCGTGATTGAGCCGGGCTGGAAGGGTTTCTTGACCCTGGAGCTTACGAACCACGGCAAGAACCAGCTCCAGATCAAGCAGGGGTCTCCGATCGCCCAGATCATCTTCCATTACACGGACAAGCCGGTTGAGCAGCCGTATTCGGGTAAGTACCAGAACCAGGCACGGGGACCGCAGCCCGCCATCCTGGAATCTGACAGCTGACCGGGCCATCGTTTAGACCACGCAATTAATTGCACCTGCCATGATTGCCTATGTCATGGCAGGTTTGTCTTTGCGAGTGTCCCTAACATGGAGGTTAACTGTGGCGGCTACGGATAAGACGAGGAATTTGCTGCGGCTGGACCTTCCGGTCGGCCTGCTGGAGAAGAACGAGGACAACCCGAACAAGATGTCCCCGCGGGAGTTTGACCTGCTGGTGGACAATATCGACAAGACCGGCATCACCGATGCGGTCCTGGTCAGACCTCTGAATTTCGCTCTGGCCCACGACCTCGCCTCCACGATCAAGGGAGACAAACTGGTAAAGGCGTTCGAGGAGAAGAACGTCAAGTTCAGGATCGTGGGCGGCCACCACCGGTTCGACGCCGCGGTTTATCTCGGGTTCGAGACTGTTCCCTGCACGGTCATCATGGACCCTGAGTTCGATGAGGAGCAGGAGAAGTTCCAGCTCGTCAGGATGAACGTCATTCGCGGTAAGCTCGATCCGCAGGCGTTCTTCAACCTCTACAACAAGCTCTCCTCGCAGTACACCGAGGAAATCCTGCAGGACGCCTTCGGTTTCGCGGATGAAGCGGAGTTCCAGCGGCTGATCAACCAGACGGCCAAGGCGCTGCCCGACCCGAAGCTCCAGAAGAAGTTCAAGGAGGCAGCCCAGGAGATCAAGACGATCGATGGCATCTCGAAGCTCCTGAACGAGATGTTCACGAAGTACGGGGACACGGTACCGTACGGCTACATGGTGGTCGATTACGGCGGTCAGCGCTCGCTCTGGTTCCGGGTCGAGAAGAAGACGATGGACGCCCTCGACATCGTAGGGGAGATGTGCATCGAGAACCGGCGCACCATGGACGACATCATTGGCGGGGTCGTGCAATTGATTGCAAAGGGTGACCTCAAGGACACCGTGGACCAGCTCATCGCCAAGACGCCGGAGGTCAATCTGCCTGGGAACATGTCGGTCCTGCCGACCAAGGACAACATTGAGAAGGTTGCTACTCTATGAGGGCGAAGTCTTCAACCCGAGCCTTCAAGAAGCTGAAGAGCCTGGGCGCGGATCGCATGAATGAGGTAGACGCCCGTCTGCTGTCAGGGGAGCCCTGCAGCTCGATCGCGGCGTGGATTCAGGTCGATCTGGGCAAGTGCAAGGACATCAAGCCCGCGAGCCTGAAGAAAATGCTGGAGCGTTACCGGGAGACCGAGCTCCGGCAGAAGACGCTCGCCCGGATTGCCAACGCGCAGCGCGGGGACTCGATCAAGACCATCCAGAAGCGCCTGAACGCGCTCGACGAGATGGAGGACATGGTACGAGTCCAGCGTGGGCGAGTGGAGAAAATCCTGATGCGCGAGGCGAACCTGCCCGAAGGTATGCTGCTCCGGGACGCCTCGAACGAGCTTCGCTTGCTCAAGGACATGCTCCTTGATCTCGGAAAGATACAGCTGGAGACCGGCCTTCTGGCCAAGGCCCCGAAGACATTCCGAGGCTCCATGGTCAGCTCCGATGGGCAGGTGAAGCACTTCGAGTGGACGGAGGAGCAGGAAGAACTCTTCAGGATGATCGAGCAGATAGAGAACCATGCAGCCGAAGACGCCTGAAGCCAAACTTCTTGCCGCCTATTTCAATCTGCTGTCCGACATGGGCCGGGCGGGTGAACGCATTTGGGAGGTCAGCAAGGGTATCGAGGACATCCAGGAAAAGCTGGCCTACCTCAAGTACGCCGTCAGCTGGCTCCGTGCGAAGGCCAAGGAGGACGTGTGGGAAGTCCCGCCTGTGGACTTCCGCACGTTCGTTGAGTCTCGTGAGCTGCTCGACAAGCCGGGTGTGCTCTGGCCGAAGGTCATGGAAGCCGGTCAGGAGATGAACTCCGGCAAATACGTTGAAGCGGTGCTCACCGGGGCCATCGGTGTCGCCAAGTCAACGCTGGCGATCTACACCCAGGCGTACCAGGTCTACGTCCTGTCCTGCATGAAGAACCCGCATGCGGTGTTCGACCTGGACCCGTCCTCGGAAATCCTGATCGTATTCCAGTCGATCAATAAGAACCTGGCCATGGACGTGGACTACCGGCGCTTCAGGTCGATGATCGATGACGCGCCGTATTTCCAGACCGAGTTCACGTACAACCGAGGGCGCGAGAGTTACATGCGCTTCGACCGCTTCAACATCGTGGTGAAGCCAGTCGCGGGTCACGACACGGCAGCCATCGGTCAGAACGTGATTGGCGGCATCCTCGACGAGCTGAACTTCATGGCCGTGGTCGAGAACTCGAAGCAGACCAGGGACGGCTCGCTCTACGACCAGGCGACCCAGAACTACAACTCGATCGCCCGACGCCGCGAGTCGCGCTTCATGCAGCTCGGTCAGCTGCCCGGCATGCTCTGCCTGGTCTCATCGCGCAACTACCCCGGTCAGTTCACGGACAAGAAGGAAGAGGAGGCTCGCCGGAACCCGCGCATCTACATCTACGACAAGCGACTCTGGGAGATCAGACCGGAGCGCTTCTCCGGCGAGAAGTTCCAGGTCTTCATCGGAGACCAGACGCGCAAGCCGCGCATCCTTCGGGACATCGACGTTATCCCGTACGAGGACCGGCACCTGGTCATGGACATTCCGATCGAGTACCGGCAGACGTTCGAGAACGACCTTCTCGCTGCTCTGCGCGACGTGGCGGGTGTGGCTGTCCAGGCCATGCACCCGTTCATGCCGAACACGGACGCGGTGTCCGCGTGCTTCGGGCGCGTGCAATCAATTGCATCTCGGGAGGACTGCGACTTCCAGGACACGCGCGTCCTGCTCTACCCAAAGCGCGTGCAGCACCCGCAGGAGCCGCGCTTTGTTCACGTTGACCTGGCCCTGGCCAAGGACAGCGCGGGTGTAACGGTTGGCCATGTGCCGCGGTTCGTGCCGGTTTCGCGAGGCGAGCACACGGAAATCCTGCCTGTCGTCCAGCTCGACATGATTTTGGAGGTCCGGCCTCCGAGAGGTGGGGAGATCGAGTTCGAGAACATCCGCAAGCTGATCTACACGCTGCGGGACAAGCTCAGGCTGCCGGTCAAGTGGGTGACATTTGACCAGTACCAGTCACGAGACTCGATGCAAATCCTGCACCGGGAAGGCTTCATGACTGGATACCAGTCCATGGATGTGGACACGTACGCCTATGATGTCCTGAAGCAGGCGCTCTACGATGGTCGGGTGCTAGCCCCGGAGCATCCGAAGGCGCTAAAGGAGCTGGTGACGCTCGAGATCGACGTGAAGAAGAACAAGATCGATCACCCGCCGCACAGCTCCAAGGACGTGGCCGACAGCATAGCGGGTGTTGTTTTCGGTCTGACAATGAGACTCGAAATCTGGCGGCGTCACGGCATTCCGACATACCGCATGCCGCGCTCCATCTCGGAAATGAAACCGCAGTCGAAGAAGAGCCTGAGTTACACGGAGACGCTCAGGGAGCAGCGCTATGCGAGTGTGGTTTGACAGTGACACGAACCAGCGCGGTTTCGAGGACGATCTCCNGGATCGCGGCATTCCGTTCAGCACCGATCGTTTCGAGGTGCTCGTAGGCGACGACGAGGAAATCCGCGACCTAGCTCAAGAATGGAATGGGGAGATTCTGAAGGATGAACCAGGCACAGGCACAAGTGGACTTTATGGCTCTGGATTTGACGATCTTGGAGCAGGCCGTTCCCGCCCACATGCTGCTGATGATGCTGGAGGAGGTCCAGAAAAACGGGTACGAGGTAAGGGAAGACGTGCTGCATCACTTAAGAAACGCGGTACTCGCACCCCTGTCTCGGCTCGATACCTTCTCCGTCGCCAGGGTCGCGAAAAGGATCGATGATACGGCTCGATCGATCCTCCGTGAGGTTTCGCCCGACAACCCGCTGGACGGCCTCTACAGCTGCGCCCAGTTCATCCTGACGTTGATCGACGAAGGCCGGTGGACCGACGCCCAAAACCAGGCGGTGCTGATGTCGCTCCTGCTCATGGAGGATGTGAAGGACGACCGGAAGGATCGCTATGGAAACGAGGCCGTTTGGCGCGTAGAGGAAAAGAAGTGGCAAAAAGCAGCCAAGGAGATGCTGAAACGTGCGATGCTGCTCGGTCTTTATGCGATGCCTGCCCGCATTTAATTGCACTCGCCCGGCATTCGGCTATCGTTAGGGTGTCCACAATCTTTTCAGGAGGAAAAATTATGGGCACCAAAATTCTCATCTACTCTGGCTCTAACCCCAACAAAAACCGGTGCGTCGAAATTTCCGGCTCGGTTCACAAGGAACTCGCCAGGGTCCTGAGAAAATTCACATGCAAGCCGACAGTGGACACGCTGGCCGACGCGCTGGGCGGGAAACCGGCGGACATGCGGTTTGCCGAGGTGACCATCAAGGTATCCGGTTGGTCCTGCTATCTCTCGAACACCAGAAAAACCTGGGTCTACAAAACTGCCTGGGACCCGAAACCGGGCGTCAACTACATTCCTGATCCTCGGGTCCGGCCCGCGCCCTTCCTCCGGGACGGTAGTTGCCGGGGCTGAAAAATTCATGGTCGGGGAACTGCATTTAATTGCAATTCCCCGCCAACCCATTACGTTAGGAGCGTAACCCATCAATCCACGGAGGGAAGAATGGAAAAGACGATCTACAGGTTCTCAGCCAGCCAGTGTGACTGGACCGGCACCGACGAGAAGGAAGCCAAGAAGCATCTCGGCGGCAAGGGTGCAGCCCTTGTCATGATGGCCCAGCAGGGCTTCCCGGTGCCTCCCGGTTTCACGATTCCCACGGATGTGTGCAACCACTACCGTATGATGGTGGAGCACAGCAAGGAAGAGGCCGAGAAGATCATTACTTCTGTGGTCGGGGATGCCCTCGCAGGAATGCAGTGGNTGACCAAGACCCTCGGGTACACGCCGCTGGTCTCCGTTCGCTCGGGTGCTCCCGTCTCCATGCCGGGGATGATGGACACGATCCTGAACGTGGGGCTGACCTACGACAACCTGTCGGAGTGGGAGAAGCGTCTGGGCAAGAGGGCGGCCATGGACAGCATGAGACGGCTGATCCAGATGCTGGGCAGCACGGCCTACGGGGTTCCGCATGAGGTGTTCGAGTTCCAGCTCGCCAAGCA